TAATACCTTATACATTGCCAGCCCCTTGGGTTGCAGATTTCCAAAAGAATCCAAAGGATTTTATTTATGCTGCTCCTAACGACAAGTTCTTTGAGCGCTACAATTACAAGGCGTGGGTCACAGTCTTAGATGACTTGTTTCAAATTAGAGACACTGTTGGTGATCCTGAGTCTGAAGCCGTCCGCATCATCAAAATGATTAATAGTATGGAGTATCCATTGCCTATGGCGGACATTAAGGATAAAAATTCTAAGTTTTTTCGTTCGCAATTTGTTATGGCGACCACCAATTTGGAGAACTTTGGCCAACTTATGTCTGTCCACTCCACTGAAGCTGTTCGTAGAAGATTTCACATACACCTTAAACTGTCAGTGAATCCTAAGTACAAGAATGCTAGAGGAAAGACGTCTAACGACTCTCTCCCTCGTGTTTCTATTGATGCTGAGGAGGATCCTATTGCTGCAGGTCTTACTGGTACATCTGTTCCTAATGATTTTTGGATCATACGAATGGCCAAGACTGTCAGTGATGATATTGGCGAGTTTGAAGTTGTGAGCATTGAAGATGTTATTGAAGCCTCGATTTTATGCCACCGTGAACATGTCAAACATTTCTATGTAAATAGAGTTGTAGAGAAGCGAGCTGCCAATGATCTTATGGATCGTATGTCAGCGCGCTTCCCTGACAGAAATGTTTTTTCTAATCTTGCTTACAGTACATTTAGACCTCAAAGTGGAGTTCCCGGTGGATGGCTCTCATCTGATGTTTCGAGTGAAGAGATACAAATTGACGATTTTGACTTTTTATCAAGCTTCAATTCTCTTGAAAACAGTTCAAAGATGGATTTTGTTTCAGATTATTATAATCATATCCTCTTGAATACTGATTTCAGTTTTATGGCTAAGGGCGTGATGGGTATCGCGACTCATTTGAGTTATCTCACTCAAGATGAGCGCCATGAATTTGGACAGGTATTTGGTTCCCCCGAATTCTTTACCAAGCTCATGCAATCATATCAGACCAAAGTTTCTCAAGGTCTGAATCCCCTCACAAATCAACCTATCCCTACGGTAGAAAATCCTGCTAATGGCCTCACGAAATTGAAAGAGAATCTGATGCCAGCGCTCAATTTCATTCGCAAGAACAAGTTGTATCTGATGGTATTCTTGCCTATGGTAGTGTGTGGACTTCCTCATCTTATAAGGTTCATAAAGTCTTTCTTTTCCAGTGATGACCTTGTTGTTCCTCAATCATTTGATGTAAGTAAAGATAGGAACAAAGTTGGTAAACCTGTGTCAAAATCTTTGAATAAGTACATGAATAAGGTTAGACTCAGGCCACAGGCTCCATCATCTGGACTTGCCTCCGATACAATCCATTTTCCTCCAATTTCTGCTGATCTTTTAGGCTCAAAAACCAACAACAATGATGTTATAGCTTCTGTATTGAACAAGTATCATTTTATTGTACATATACTCACTGAAGTTAATGGAAAACCGCGTGTTACTCGTTTAGGGCATGCTATGAATGTTAGAGGACGCATCTTTGCTATTCCTCTTCATTTCATTTACCAGTTGCATGACATACATGCACATGAAAATTATTCAGGTGCCAATGTCACATTTACTACTGTTACAAAGTCGACACAGTTTATGTGCACGTTGGAAGATCTCTTGACTAGTTTCAAGTGTTCCGTTGATTCAGCTAATAATGATGTTTGTTTAATCAAAGTTCCTGGTTCACACGCAACTTCAAAAGGTATGTTGAACTTCATGTTGAAAGATGCAGATGTTTTGAAATTGAACCGTGTAAATACATTTCAATCATCTGTAGTTGGAACCTATCTTGCTCCTGACAAGTTGACAAACACTTTGAGAATCACCAATGTAAATAGTTATTTCTCTTCTGGTGATATCATTACTGCCAATTGGGAAGGAGACGTTGAAGATCCCTGCTATCAACTTGAGGCTGCCATCAAATATGATGGAAGTTTTAATGCAGGTGAGTGTGGCTCTCTTCTTACTGTTGATGGCTCATTGTTTGAAAACAGAGTCATTATCGGTATGCATGTAGCAGGTTCAAAAGAGTACGGATTGTCCAATGTGCTTACTCAGGAGAATATGCAAAAACTCTTGGATGCGCTTTATCCGAACTCAACCATTTTTGTGGATGAGGAGAAAATACCCCATTTAATTCCAGCTCCTTTTGAAGCTCAAGGTTTAATGTTGCCCTTGGGTAAGCTTGAAGGGAAGTTTTGTCCAGGTGAAAATCTAAACTCTTCGTATGAAAGATCTAAGTTGTTTGGAAAATTGCCGGAACCATTCACAAAAGTTCAGGAATTTCCAGCCAGGTTGGCTCCAGTTACCATTAATGGTGTTACTGTAGACCCGGTGAAGAAGTCCCTAAACAAGTTCAAAAAGGACCCTGTTTGTTACCCACCAGGCTTGGTTGCCAAGGCGGTGGCTAGCTATGAGAGTCTTTTGATGCAGTTCATGAACCTCCCGAAGGAGGCACGTACTGTCATTCCCTTGGAGGAAGCTCTTCATTCTTTTATGAGTGTGAGAGGCATTTCTCCTTCAACTAGTGCCGGTTATCCCATGACTCTTAGTCATTTTGACAACTTGAAGCGTTTGTATTATAAAGCTGTCCATGACGAAGATGAAGAAGCAAAAGCGTTTTATCTTCTGCGAATCGCTAAAGAAGTAGAAGAACTTAAACAATTTTACAAAACTGGTATTAGACCCGCTTGGCTCTACAAGATATTCCCTAAGGACGAAACAAGGGCACTTGAAAAAGTCATGGTGGACATATCCACTCGTATATGTGATGGCTCTCCTTTTCACTTACTGTTGTTGTTTAGACAGTATTTTGGAGCTTTCATGTCTGCGTATATGGATGCTAACATAAAAGTTGGCTCAGCTATTGGTCTGAATCCTTATCAAGATTGGGACGAGTTGACCAGAGAACTTCTTAAATTTAACAAAAAGACTACGGATGCCACTATTGGTGCCGGTGACTATAAAGGTTACGACACGTGTGAACGTCCAGAAGTCTTATGGGAGATTTTAGAAATGATTAACAGGTGGTATGGGGAGGACAATGCTGATAACCACATGCGTGGCCAGTTATGGGCTGAAATCATCAATTCAAAACACATTTCTGCAGGTTGTGTATATGAATGGGTGACAGGAATGCCATCTGGAAATCCAATGACAGCCATTATAAACACCATCCACAATCAAATTACTTTGAGGATGGCATGGCAAGTTGCTGGGTATGATGCAGTGGATTTCAATGCTAATGTTTATGCCATTTGTTTGGGTGATGACAACACTTTCTCTACATCACAGTTTTACAGAGAGAAGTTTAACGAAATGCTTATGCCAGGTTACATGGACAAGCTAGGTATGGTCTATACTACGGAATTGAAAGAAACCGCAGTAGTTCCCTTAAGACCTATCACACAGGTTGAATTTCTCAAAAGAGGATTTCTCTACAATGATTCAGTAGGTAAATGGGTTGCACCCATGAGAATTGAAGCACTGTTTAGTCCTCTCAATTGGTGTAAGAAAGGCATGTCAAAGACTCAAAGTGTCGTTGATCAGGTTACGTCCACAATTTCAGAGTTGTCCTTGCATGGTAGAACTGTATTTAATTCGTATGCTAGACAACTTCATGATTTGAGAGCTCAACATTATCCAAATTGCAAGCCTTCCAAAGACTTGCCTGTAAATTACGATTTTGTTCTCTCAGATATTTTGAACTCTGAATTTGGTTTCTGACTAAGCTGCGTCTGCGAAGACGTTAAACATCTATGTACATATAAAACCAAAAATTTTAAAAACCCTTCTTTATATCTGTTTAAATGTATTATTTTAAGGTGTGCACTCTGTATTTATATGGAAATCGCCAAGTCCTCAAAAGGGGCGACTGTTTACAGTATAATGTACATTTATCAGCGGCAAAAGATTGTAAAAAATAAAACCAAACAAACTAAAATCACTAGATCACGAATAAGTGTGTTCTCTAGTCGTCAATACAATGAGAAATGGTACGATAATCCATTTCAAAACCCTGGGAGTGGGGTTTCACTTCCCGGTGCCTCCGTTAGGCCTTTTATATATATAGTACATACGATGAGCACATACAATACTACTGTTAAATTTGCTGAACTCCCAGTCGGTGGGAACATTACCAATGAAACCGACACGTCAAGTGTTGTACAATCTTCTGATGTTAAAGAAGGAAGTGGCAACACAGCAGCTGAAGATGTTACTGTATTTGTGGATGATGGAAATGTGGTTAGAAACGACACCAGTGCTGTTTCACACATCAGTCGCTCAATCCTCCAGATGAATGATACGAACTTTGATGAACAGTCTATTAAGACTTTTCTCGCCAGACCGATTATCCTGAAACAGGGCGTGTTTGACATAACTGATACTTATACTTTCTTTAACTCTCAGTCAATGCCTTACACGGCTCTGCAGCTACCATCCGCAATTATGTGGCGTGAGAAGCTAGCAGGTATTTTCGGAATCCGCATGGACATGAGATTTCGCATTGTTGTCAACGCCAATCGTTTTCAACAAGGTCGTTATATAATGTCGTTCATGCCTCTGGCGTCCCCTGTTCGTTCAACATCAGGTCTTAAGGAACTCGCGTTCAATAATGCACATATGGCTACACTTGTGCAAAGAACAACGGTGCCTAGGGTTGAGATTGATCTGGCCAATGATACAGTTGGTGAACTTGTCGTTCCTTTCATGTCTTGTAGAACATTTTACAATTTGACTGATATTCTTTCTAGTGTGGACAATAATAGTCTTGGATTTTTGAATATTTATCCATACTCCCCTCTGGTCTCACCAGCTGGTTCAACCACGGCCGGTTATACTGTATACGTCAGCTTCGAAAACATTACGTTGTTCGGTGCTGCGTCTGCACAATCCGGTTTGGGTCGAAGAAAGAAAGACGTACAAAATGCTGAATTGTCAAACAAGATGAATGGTCCGATTTCGAGTGTTTCCAGTGCTTTGTCTAAAGGTTTTAAGGAGTTTGCACATATTCCTTTGCTTTCGACTTACGCCAACTCGATTTCGTGGGTTGCTGATAGGGTAACTTCTGTGGCTAGTGTCTTTGGATGGTCGAAACCCAACCAAGGTGACTCACAAGTGAAGTTTAACCTTTTGCAAGCTCCAAACCACAACACAGTCGATGGTGACAGTGACGCTAGGCCTCTTTCTTTTCTCTCGAAGCCCGGTGTTACAGCCATAGATGGTCTTTCAGGTACTTCCTACGATGAAATGGATTTTTCATACATTGTTAGAAAACCTGCTTGGTTTAAGACTATGACATGGTCAAACATTCAGACTGCTGGGTCCACCATTACTGATGGGACGTTCTTTGTTTATCCATATGTGCAAACTACTGTTGCTGGAAGATATAATTTTCAGCCAGTTGCTTTTGTTGCTTGGTTGTTCCAATACTGGAGAGGCTCTTTGAGATACAGGTTTAAGTTTGTCAAAACAGAATTCCATTCAGGTCGTCTGTCAATCGCATTCTTTCCTGCCTCAGGTACAGCTTATACAGGTAATGCTGCATATGTTCATAGGATCATTGTAGATATTCGTGAAATGAACGAGGTTGAGTTTGTTGTTCCGTACATCAGTCCTAATCCTTGGTCTTACACGAACACTGGTTCCATTGTTGTTTCAATTGTAGATCCTTTGGTTAATCCTGCCACTGTGAGTAATTCGATCACTGTTTTGTGTGAGATCTCTGGGGGAGACGATTTCGAAGTTGCTGTTCCTACAACACAGAACATTAATTTCACTCCTTCCATTTTGGTTCCACAATCCGGTCTTGAGAACGTCAATGAACTGATCACGATGAATATTGGAAATTCCACAGTAGTTGCAGATCCCAACGTGTCATCTTCAACAACTATTGGTGATAAAGTTAGTTCATTTAGAGCTCTGCTGAAAAGGTACACACCTATTCGCAACACCGACAATTCTATTGCAGGTGGATCGCTCTTAAATGGGCCTACTGTACAAATGGTAACGGATGCTATATATACTGTAAATACTACCCCTCCCGCTAGATATTGGAGAGCTGATGCTTATTCCATCGTCTGCTCTTGTTACGCCATGTCTCGTGGGGGAGTTAGAATCAGAGATGTTATTAATAAAAACATGTTTTCTGGTACTAACATTTATGGACCTTCAATTTCAAAGGTGTCGACTCAGAGTGAAGTTAGTAATCTTTTCTTTGGCAACACCATACAGTTGAATCCAGCAAATTTTGAAAATGCCTGGAACTCTCATGTTCACATTCAAGATTTGCAACTTAATGGAGTAATCACTTTGGAAAATCCACAATACACCCCTACTTATGCAAGAGCGGTGTGCGACCAGTGGAATATCCAAGGAGCCCAAGGTACAGCAATCGGACCATTGGCCTCCACAACGAATCAGCAAGTATTCATCTCTTTGCCAGTTAGTATGTCTTCTCCTACCGCAGTAGAAGGCGAGTCTTTGCACAATATTTATCGTGCGCTGGCAGATGATGCAGACTTTTCTGTATTCATTTCCGTGCCACCTATGTTTATTAGTGGTGCCACGGTGCAACCTCGGCTAGGCTTCCAATAGGAAGCATCCGAGTCGGAGACGACTATAAACATCTTTCTCAAGCTTCTGACCGTCACAGGTTTAGTCAGAAGAAGTTAAAGGAAATGTCCTGTTGATTCACATTTCCCCAATCGCGCAGCTAAAGTTAGCTTTAATTAACTCGGTAGATATTCTTACCTCTCAATTAGGGCTGATGCCCTTATAAAGAGGATAGGCGGAGCGAGAACCCGTAATCTATG